GCATCACCAGTATAGAAACCATGATCTCCGCTTGTTACTAATTGAAGTTCTTCTCCAACAAAAGTACCAGAAAAAGTGATCGTTTGAGGATCTAAATTTAATGGTTGTGAACTATATGTTGGAATTGATGTAGAAGCAACAAGATATTTTCCACCACTTGTATAAACATTCTGAACATTAGTAGAATATAATGATGCTTCAGGGAATGTAGTTGATTGAGTTTTTAATATATTCCTTCTAATCGTAAATTTATACGTTAAATCAAGTAATCCCTGTCCTTTAATAGTAACTTTTCTTGCACCATCCACATCAATAATAGTAGATGATGGTTTTACGTTACCTGCATTATCAATTAAATCTGCTTTATCACCAATTCTAAAAGAATGATCTACGTAGAAATGAACTAAGTATGTATTATCACTTGGGTCAATTACTTCTAAACTTTTAACTTCAAAAAGAGGTGCAATATTATAAAACCAATTTTTTCCTTTAAAACTAGTATCATTATTACCTAAAGTTTTAATTTTCGCAGTTTCATTTACAGAGAAGTTAGTAGTATCATCAGGATAATTAAGTTTGTTTAAAACAGAAGTAATATTTACTTTAACAGTTTCAGTTGGATCTACATTAGAAGAACCATAGGTATAAGTGTTAATACCAACGTTTGTTGCATCAGGAATATCAGCAATTAGATTAGAACAACCAAAGAACTGGTTTATTGATTTTGAAGTATAACTAACAATTCCTATAGTTGCATCAGAATATGTAACAGTTAATTCACCTGAATCAGGAAATCCAACAGTAGAATCAACATCAAAAGAAGTAGATCCAGCAGCAACTGCTCCTATAACTCTTGTTTTATCATGTACAACAAAAGTTCCATATATTGAACCATCTACTCTAACATCTCTATTATAACCAGCATCAAAACTCAATTTATAGAAAGTTTTTCCTGCACCAACATTAATTGGTTCTACTTTAGTAACAGGAGCATATGCTTTTTCTGTAATACCTTCATATTTGTCCTGAAATAATGTAGAATTCTCCAATTCTGTAGGATCTCCCTCAACTGCCTCAACTACAAGGTCATTTGTAATTCTATAGTTAGCATTAGAAGGTGTAAAGAGGTAATCTCTTGGTTTTACAATTCTTACGTCTTCTTCATAGAGTGCTTTGAACAAAATTTCAAAAGATCTATCAGTTCCCTTACTTAAATAGAAATCCTTTGCTTGTTTAATGAAAAGGTTCTGATTTAGGTTAGAAGAAAGATTTCTATTCTCTAAACCTGGTAATAATTGATTTTTAGTTTTTAATAGAAACTCATTGAGGAACAGAGAACTTAAATTCTCTACCTTAGACCCTGCTATATGCCCCTCAGAGGTGCTTGAATTGAATACTAATACGTCTGGCTTGGTTTCTGCTTTATATGAGGTTATTCCACAAAATCCTCTGATACAACCAGTGAATGCAGTCGTTGTAATTCCTGTATATGTAATAATCTCATTATCAATTTTAAGCAATCCATAAGACTTTGGAAAACCATCCGTTCCTGCAGGATAATTGACCATATCAACTTCAATGGTCTCATCATTTAGAGTTATATCAGTTTTTAATCCAACTTGACCTGTAAGATTGGTTAAATTATCAATCTTAACGTAATCATCAATATTTTGTGCCAGATCAATAGGACCACCTTGGTATTCTTGTCCTTGGTAGTAAGATTTCAGAAAGTCTGATACTAACGGAAACTCATCCCGTGTATACACAGGAAGTTGATTCTGTACTATGTTACTGAATTGGATTCTTTTTTCTGACATTTTATGATCTTACTAAGTTCCCGTTATGGTAGCTAGAGGTGACGACATAATTAGATGCTGCAGGGTCTAATCCAGAAGCAATTTCATCAACAACAGTGTCAAATGTACTATTACTAATATCTAGTTGCAAATAAAGATCCTGCAATCCAATCACGTCATTGGATTTGGGGCAAGCAGACAATTCAACAATCGTTTGCCCATCTTTTAATTTACCACTTATAATATTGATTGGGTTAATTGTTATAATCCCTTTCTTATAATTTATATTACCAACATTACGCTTAATTATGGTAGGGTTAGTAGATCCAGCATCTGGTAAGGTAAAGAGGAATAATGAACCAGTTTCTCTATTTGTATTTGGAATATCTGACAAATAAACGTTATCTGTAGAATCAGTTACCTTAAATGGAGATGATTTAATGTTATAACCATCCATACTCTTAATATAAAACTCATTTCCGAACCCAATTTGGTATTCGGCAAAGGAATTAAGAGCAACACGAAGGTCTCTTCTCATTTGAATTGTTGTAATATTGGATGTAACTGCTTCAGAACTATCATCAATGATAGATAAGAACTTACTATACTTAAATCTTGCTCCATAACGATTTAATTCAGTAGATTCAGAGTATTTTGTTGTATTTTCTTGCACTAATGTAGAAACAAACTCTGCACTTGGAGCCATATTCGTGTTATAATATATTTTTGAGTCAACTTCGATATAAAGATACTTCAAATCAAGAATTTCTGGGACAATTCCTGCAACTGCATACTTTTTCAACCTCATTTTGATATTTTCTTTAATCAAATTAGGTAGAAAGTCACCAGTTCTTGGTTTTATACTAATAAAGACCTTTCCGTACTGAGGAGGAACCAATTCTTCACCTCCAAAAACAGAAATTGATTCTGTTTCAGGATAAATTTTTGATGGAATCAGTGTTTCATAGTCATTTGCTGTTAAAGCACGGTTTTGAGACGCATAAATTCTTGGTGCAAACTTTTTAACCGAGTCTACACTCTCAATTACCTCTCCACCTTGTGCTGTTACTCCTGTTGTAAGCAAAGATATACCAGAAGTGACTGTATATTCTTGAGAATTACGTATATAAGTTAATTTTCCAGAAAATTGGAATTGATTTACACCATTTGCACTATCTCCACTACAAGAAATATAATTTATAGTAATATAATTGCCTTCTTCAAGTTTTTTACCAAAAATTCCATCTCCAAAGAAGATTTCATACCTTTCATTCTCAATTTCTTGTAAATAATAAACTTTTGAGTCAGATTTTATGTCTAAAAGACTATCTTGAGTCGTATATTTCGTAGAAGTGGTAGATTGTTGGTTTCCTTTTACTGTTACAGATAATAATGCAGTATCAATTCCACTATTTGGTAAAATAAACTTCTGATTTGGGTTTCTTCCAGAATAAGTGAAGTTTGAAGTCAATAATGTGCCTTCTGAAATGATAATATCGTCAAAATATGCAATTCCGTCGTTAACTGGGACTGTAATATCTTCTAAAATTGAAAAAATAAACGATTGACCACCAAAAGCACCTTCACTTGATGCAATTGGACCTTTTTTAAGTGTTAAAGTAGCAGGAGTTGGTATTACACTTGAACAATCTACGAAAAAACTAACTGATGCTGTTGCTGCTTTCCTTGATCTTGGGACATAACCTATATTTCTTGCCAGTGATACCACATTTTCTCTTAAAGTAGCACTATCAATGAAAACCTCATTGGTTATCATGTTAGCATTATAAGAGGTTATGTAGGTATTATATGCCAATACGTCAAGAATCGAGGAAAGGTTAGATCCCTCGAAGTCATAATCTGTAAAATTGGAGTTTGCTTTAAGATATTCTCTAAGCGTTGTCTTAATCTGGTCAAAATCCAGATTAGAAAAATTGACTAATGGCATTTTATCTCGTTGGTAACAAGGCGAACTGTAATTCCTGTGGTGGTGCGTCTGCTCCTACGATATTATAGGTAACAACAGCATCAAATGAGTTATTATCAAAGTCAGGAATTACCTCTACATTCTTTAAAGACACTCTAGGTTCATAATTTGTGATAGATTCTGTAATTTCATCAGAAATAACAGCAGCAGTAATGTCATCTACGTTCTCAAATAGGAGTCCACTTACTTTTGAACCGAAGTTTTCATTAAATGGTTTCTCTCCAGGTATGGTCATAACGATATTTCGCACTGAACGAGCGATTGCATTGGCATTTTTAAGACCAATAAGATCTGAATTCAGGGGGTTAGCCTGAAATGTCATACTAAGGTCTTTAAAACCTTGACTAATTCGCTCTAAAGGCATCTATTTTATTATATACGTAGTAAATATAACTTATTTATCACAGAAGTTTGTATTATAATTCAGCACCACCATAGAATTCATCGTCATAGTCAAGACCTTCATAGAAATCACCGTCATTTTTCTTTTCATAGAGGTCATTTTGCACTTTTAGGTCTTTTTTCTTCGGTGTGATAGCATCATTTGCAATTTCTCTTAGCATTTTTGGTTCCATGTTGCCTCTATTCAATAAAAAAAGGACTCTTTCGAGTCCCTTTTATTTATTTTCCTTGTCCTCGACTTCTTTTGGGTTTCCCATTACGAGAGGAAGCGGCATATTTGGTATGTTTGCCATTTCCCTGTCGAGATTTTTTCGGGCGGGTGAGGATTTC